ACTTTGAGTTATATGTTCTATTTCATGTCTCAATGTGTTAGCTAATCGTAATGCAATATGACTTAAATGTTTTTTTTCTCCGTTAGTACCAATTGAAATTTCTATGTAAGGTATTTGATCACTTACAGGTTCTGTAGGATTATAAGCATCTCCTGTAACATACAGATTATTTGTATATAATGTTTGTAAACCTAAATAAAAATGTAATGGAATATCTCGATTAATAATTTCTTTGAACATGATTACTTCATAACTTAATCTTTTATGCTTAGATACTTTGATTTGATTTAAAATTAAACGAGACATTTGTGTTACCAAATTTCTATATTTGCCTGATATTTCTATTGTCTCATGCATTTAGTATAAATATCATTCTAATAAATTATAGTTCCAATATTTCTCTTTGTCTTTATTATATGGATTACCTGTTTGCATATAATAACAATTCAAACACAATAGCTGTAAATTTTCTATTCGATGATTTGTTGAGTCTCCATCTTTAAAATCTAATAATAATGGAGTAGTATCATCTGTTATTCTTCTTTCTTCATATCCGCAACTAGAACATTTTTCTGGAAGTATACCTAATGCTAATATTCTATTTCTTAATTTCCATACAGGATAATTTGGATATTCTCCTTGTAATAATTTATCAATTGAATATCGCCCCGCTGTTGCTTGTACAATGTCTTTACGTATACCTTTACCGGCTTGGTTTTTGTGTAACTCCCATAATGTTTTATCTGATTTAGGATCTATAAATTGTTTTGCATACTTTTTATATGTAGTAAATGATACATTTAAAAATCTAGCAGCTTCAGAATTAGACTTAGTATTCTCCATAGCATATCTAATTTCTGACTCTGATAAATTTAATGCAGACCTACCACGACCATATACATATTTATAGTCTACACCCACAAAATACCTTCTTTTTGTAATGTTTGTTGTGCTTGTTTTGGTAATACTTTTTGATCAAATAATTCACGCATTCGATCTTTATTACCTGCAGGGGATATCATATCTATAAATGATGAATCAGGATACCCAGTTAAACCTTTTAATGTATCCATCCAATCAATATAACTTCCATACTTTCTATCAAATTTTTGTCCGTCTGTTATATTTTCCCAATATTCTAATTGATCTTTCAATGGCCATAGATCCATAGGAACATCTTTAGATTTTCTCCTACCTGGTAAATGTTCCTTATGTTTATTTCTTCGTTCGCTTCGTTTAATGAACTTATCCATTATATCCATTGATCTGTCTTTAGGAGAAGCTCCTATTGTTGCTTTTTTACTCATTTTTTGTATTTTTCTTGTATTTGTACTAAACGTCTCCAAGCATTTTCTGCTCGGTAGATATGTTTTTTAAATTTATTAATATCTTTTTTTTCTTTTTGTTCTTCTGCATATCTTAAATTTCTATGATATGAAGCATGACATAATCCTATTCTTATTTTATCTAAAAGTTTCATTTTATCATTTTTGCTGAGATGTTTTGTTTTTTTAACTCTTTTAATATGTATGTGCATTGATCTTCTTTACTCATATATACTTGGCACTGTCCATTATTATGAATAATTTGTGTACATTGTATAGCTTGATAGTGATTATGACCACAAATTTCTTGCAATACTCGTTGTACATGTTCGAATGTATTAATAGAGTCATTTACAACTATTATCTTATATTTTTTTAATCTTTTTTTTGGCATCTATTATAATTTGACAATGTTCATATAACTGTTCTTTTTCTAACCAAATCAAAGTGGAGTCTAAAAATTTAACTTTATCTGCAGACTTCCAATGTACTGGCCAATCTATATTGTTTGTTTTTATTTCATCAATAGCAGATGTCATTAATTTAGTAAAGTAATTATCACCACTCATATAAATATTATAATAATTTTTTGGGAAATATACAACCTATAGATTTGTTAAAAAATGGCTGCTTTCTTTTTGACGTCTAGGAGTTAGTCCAGAAAATCCTGGCTTATTCTTTCGAAATGATAATATACCTTTGCCGGCTTCTTTATATTTTTTTTGTTTAACCAATTGTATAAAATCTGATTTTAACATACCTTCGCAACCAGAATTAAATACTAATGAAATTAATACATCAAACATTTCTTGTGTTACTAAGACATCTAATTTTTGAGCATCCCATCTTGTAAACATACGCCTAACACAATTTGCTGCATCTGTTAGATCTTCATACATAAGTTTTAATGCTTCTTGTTTTGTAATAGTCATATTAGGAGTAACTTCTTTTGTGTGGCCATATCCAATTGTCCAACGATCTCCAGCTTTCTTGTATGATTTTAATGCTGGCTCACTTTTTTTATCTGGACGACCTTCTTCGTATTTAATAAAGTCAAATATCCATTGACTCCCACGTAAATTTTTACCAACTTTGAAATTATTTGATTGCTCGTTTAATATAGATTTAAGTTTTATCATTTATTAAGCTCTATTGCTGCTAATTGTTTTAATGCAGCTTTTTTAGTTGGGTGGGTTCCTAATCGTTTACCTTTATCTTTAGGATAAACAACATATTCATCTCCGACTTTTTGAATTCTTTCAGCCATTAATTTAATTAACAATGCTTTTTGTTTTTCTCTAGGAACCATATGAGTTGGTTTCTCATTATGTCCTCCACAACCACAATCTTCTTCTATCATTTTTTACTCCTTTTGTATGAATCTAGTAATATATTATTATAATCCTGCTAAGTTTTGATCTATACTATCTGGATATGAAAACTTTGCTGATGCTAAATTTGTGCTACCAATTGCTCTTTCTAATCCTCGATTACCTCGGTTTTTACCCCATCCTGCATTTGCATTTGCTACTGCAATGTTAGCTTCTTTTTGGTTATTAAAATTTCCTAATGAAGATCCAAATTTAGAATTTAATCTTCTTCTCAAAAACATTACAGCTACTAATGCAGCAATTTTTGGGTCATTCAATGAATCTGGATTTGATACCAAATCTTTTCCAATATATCTTCCATATCTTTCATATGATGACTTAAAAGTAACTTGGTTGAATCCTCTACCTCTATACTTATATCCTTCATCTGGAGCATTATGATTACGTCCTCCATATACTTTATCAAAGAATGCTTTATCATCACGTTTCAATTGGGTTAATTCATCTTCGGACAAGTCTTTTACACGGTTTCCAAATATGTGTCTAATTCTTGAATTTGATGTATTTCTATATGGTTTTTCTGATTTAGGTACGAATCCTGATTCTTTTGCTATTACAGATAATATAGCTATTCTAGTAAATGGATTTGTTATTTCATATTCATCCATTGCTTTTTCTACTACTCTGACAGCTTGTTTTGGATATGATCCTTTGATTATTACTGGCTTTGAAATATCTAATTCTGATATATCTGTTTCGTCAGGTAATTCATCTGCCATAACATTACTAGAACGATCATGATTTGTTACATTTGTAATATTAGATTGAATATCCGAGTCAGATATCTCTAAGTTATTCTTTGTGTCTTGTAACGCTGCCCATGTTTCAGGGCCAACAATTCCATCTATTGCAATTCCGCCATATTTTCTTTGAAATTCACGTACTGCTTGTTTTGTTTTTCTTCCATATATACCATCAATCCCAAACCGTCCTAAATCCAACTCCATTCTGTCCAATATTGTTTGAATTTCAATAACATTGGATTTTTCTTTTGTATATATTTTTTCTAGTAATAAATGTTTTAACTTAATCATAATAGTATCTTAAGATAGGTTACCGCTTTTTATATGGAAATATTTTATTTAATTTGTCTTGTCGTTTTTTACACCCACAATCACCTGTTGTTAGTTCTGCTATACGTTCTGCTAACTTATCTAATCTAGTAGCAGCTGTAATTTTTTTATGTCATCACCTAAACCCCTAGACTTCATTTTATAGGTCCTCCGCCAACCCATGCATCACAACTTCTTGCTCCAGCACATTTAAACCAAAAGAATTCACAAAATCCAATATTGGCATTTTTTACAATTGTTTTACCATCATCACCAATAGCTTTTTCTATTTTGGATAATGTTGATTTTTTTTGATCAAATGCTCCGCAATTAGAACATGTAGATTGTTTAGCAGCTTCTACAGTGGTGTTCCACAAATCTGCTTTATCTTCCCAAAATGATTTTGAACCTTTTTTGTCATTTGGATTTAAAGGACCATAACTATACTCTTTAATAGTTTGATTTCGATTCAATGTATTTAAATCTAAATCTGTTATAGCATCTTCTGGTTTAACTTTTTTGTTGCCAATTGACTTTTCTTTAGCAATTGCAGCTGGAGTGTTATAACCATCTTTTGATTCTAATATAGTATCTCTTAATATGTTTTTTAACTTATTCATTTTATATAAATATTAGTTACTCCAAATAACGTTCTTAAATTTTTCTGGATCTAAATTAAAATAGTTAGTTCTCCAATTGGTTTGTTCAAAAAAGTCTAGATCATACCATTCATCTTTTTTGTCCCATAATGTTTTAGCTACATCATCCCAATCTTTAGACATTATAAATTGTTCAATTTCATATTTTTTTTCTTGTACTGCATCATATTCAAATGAGTCCCATTCATAATGAAATACTTCAAATACTGCATCTGGTGATACATAATCAATTGATATATCAATTCCCCATTTAGGTTTCATTTTAATCAATTTATATAACATTGGATTTCGAGTTGCATATTTATGTAGTTGTTCTAATGCTTCTCCCGAAAATCCTTTTCTTTCAAATAAGTCTGAATGATTTATATGAGCTCCGTCTCTTTTATCCCAAATAAGCCAATCATATCGCAAACAGTCTTCATGTCGTCTCTCTATTGCTCTATAACCATTTGGTTCTAAAAATGATTGTTCTGCTCTTGTTAAATGATATCCATTTTGATCAAATAAATTAACACTTTCAGTATTTAATAATGTATCAATATCATATGTTTTCTTATCATATGTAGCAGCAGATTTAAATTTATTTTTTGATAGTATCATATCCTGTTTCTTTCTCATCTTCATCTTCTTCAGCATCCATACCCGAGCCAATACCTTTTGTAGGTGTCTTACCAGGTCCTTTCTTAAAATCTGTTTTGTGATGATGTCCTGTACCCCATGGGCCTCCATAATCAGAATAGTCATGTTCTTTGCCGAACGGACCATCAAAGTCTTGTTCATCTAATGTAGGAGTTAATTGTGTTAACGTTATATCTTTTTCTAGATCACTTAATTTTTCTAAATGTCCAGAGTTACGTAACGATTTAAATGCTAAATTTTCAATTGAATATTTGCCAACTGTTTCTAATCCAGTTTGTCTTAGATGTTTTAATCTGGATTTTATATTTTTTATCTTATGTAATAGACCATCTTCATATGGATCTAGATTATCTATTTCAAATTCATATGGTTTTGCTTTTGTACTAATTTCATTATCATCTACAGATACAATTTTTGGATTAGGTCTTTGTATCCAATCATTATTTAATAAGGAAAATACACCTGTAGATGTGTGAGGTTCTACAGCATTCTGTGCATATAATTCTATATTCATATTTTTAAACTCTATAGGATATGTGTTATTCCATAAACTTTTCTTTGATTGCATTAATTCACGAACCAATGTATCATTTTCATCAACTTCGTTATAATTAATAATCAAATGTAAGTCTATATCTGAATGTTTAGTCCAATTATAATTTGCGTTACTACCAGTTAATGTAACATCTTTAATTTTTGCAGTAATGCCTAAAAATTTATAAAATGCTTTAGCAATTTTTAATAATTGCAGACGAAGTTTTGGATGGAATTCACCATCAATCCAAAGCTTTGGATTCAATTCATTTTGTGTTTGATATTCATTTATCATCGTCTAGAGATCCGTCTTTGTCTAATATTTTTTGTATACTTTTAAGAGCTTCAGCATCAGTTGTTTGTCCTTTTACCCATAATAGTTTTTCTCTACTATCATCTCCTGGCACTTCATTCCAAGCTGGCCACCATACTTGGTCATGTGTTTGTAAATAAGAAGATGGATCCCATTGTCCTAGTGTCAAAAACTTAGCAACAAAAGTAATATTTTTTACTAAGCTAGCATTAACTTCTTCATTGCCCCGTAAATTAGAAAATCCATCCATTTTTCCAGTAGCCTTTTCATATCCATAATAAAATGGAGCTAATAATATCGATTGGTTTTCATCTCCATATTGTCCAAAGTCCATACCTAATTCTTTTTGTAGTAATTCTGATGATTCATTGTAATATAAATCAAAAGATTTAGGACCTAACGAAGTTCTAAAAGCTCTCCATAAACCTCCCCCTTTTTGAAGCATTTTACCTCCAACATCCATTTGAGATTTAAACCACATTTCAGGACTTCCAGCCATTGTTTTAAAAAATACATTATCTGATTCTTTAGCTACTTTAATTATAGCATTTATTTGATCTTCTCCGGTTTTTGCTAATAAGTCGTCTAAATATTTACTATTTACTATGTTTTTAAAAGCTTCTGGATTAATATTTCCTTTGCCTGCAGCAAACTTTTTTCCAAGTTGTTTAAATCTTTTTGGATCTAATATTTTAAATACTTGTACTGGATCCATGGTTCGAATTAAAAATCCAAGTTTAGTTTTATTTGTTTTTAACTCTTTAACTATAGAGGTATTAAGAATTTCATCTATATATTTTAAACGACTTGCTGGTATTCTTGCAAACCTTTGACCGATAAAATTTATAAGTCGTTTGAAAGGAGTAAATAGTAACACCTTGTTTAGTATTTTAGATCCTCTTCCAGCATAGCTTCCAATTTTAGTTTGTTTATATCTTTTTATAGCGTCTGGACCAAATTTCTTTACTCCTTTAGAAATTGATTTACTATTTTTAACTGCTGTAATTCCACCTTCTAAATTCTTTGTCATAGCTTGTAATGCATCTATTGCTTCATCTACTGAACTATATGCAGTCTTAGGTAAATATTTTTTCATGAAAGAATCTGTTTTTGTTAATCCTTTATAAATTACATCTAATGCTCCAGATTTACTTAACCAAATAAGATCTTTTGAATCTATAACTCCTGACTTTTTTAATCCAGCAATAAATTGTTGAGCTGCATCTACACCTTCTTTTGATGCAGATTTAAATAATTTTCCAAATGATATTTTTTTGAAAAATAATTTTGCAGACGACCCGCCAACTTTCATTGCTCCTTTAGCACCATATTTTATTACTGATCCTACAATTGGTATAATTGCAATTACTGATAATACTGCTTCTAAATTTTTACCACGTATATAATATATAACAGCGTTTATTAAATCAATTATATCTCCATAAAATGGTATAAATCCTGCTATATCTAAAATAGTTTGAAATATATTCATTCCTTTACCATGACCCCATTTTACGTTGCCTTCTTCATCAACAGCATATTGCGGAGTTTCAGAAAGATCAAAAACTATTCCATATTTAGAATCGTTATATAATGTTCCTAAACTATCTCCTGCTAAATTATAAAGAGTAATGACTTCCGGATTTACTGAAGCTTCTAGGTCCGCCCATTTCTGAATTGGCTTTGTTTTTGATGCGGCATAAAATAATGGATTAGCATAAGTTAAAGCTTTTTTATATCGAGCCAACCACATACGTTTCTTTTCAATTTCAACGTTAACAAGAGCTTCACTTTGATTATATAAATGTGCGTTACCATTAGGATAAAATGTTATTGTTTCAGGAGCTCCTATTAATATGCCATCTTTATTTGGTTTAATCTTACCCTTAGCTTCAGCTTCTGGTGCTTTAACTACTGCTCGTATTACCCATTTATGATTAGGAAATTTTTCTTGATCTGGATCTGGAGTATAATTTGCAGATACCATTTTTCCAAATGTAGATCCTTTACCTGCTGCTGCAAGTTTTGCTAATAATTTATCTAATGTTTCTAAGTTTGTACCATCCTTGTCTTCACCGTGCCAAACATTCATTCCAGATTGTTGTTTCTCGCCAGCTGAGCCAGATTTTTTTGATTGATTAAATTTTGATTGACTACCTATATATGATATATGAAAATGAGGGCCAGTAGAATGTGTAGAAGGATGTTTGTATTCATCTAAAAATTTAAACTCACTTCCATGTTTAGCTTTAAATTTTTTAAGAGTTTTAGCTACATCTTCTACATTTCCTTGTTCTACAGTAAAGTCTAAAGCTTCTCCAAAATTATGTCTAGATCTATATTTTTTATGAAATTTGTCATGTCCTGCTGTAACTTTAATTATTACGTCTGGATTTTCATCTTTTAAGAATTCGAAAAATTTTCTAAATAATATAGATGCATAATTTGGAATATTACCGCCCGAATCTAGTTGATTTGTTTTTTCTTTGTAATCTAATTTATCTAAAGTACTTCTTATATCACCAGCATCTTCTTTGAGTTTTGTATGTTCTTCTAACACTATGTTTTTAATATAAGTTTCTTTTTTAATTTTTTTATATTCAGACCGAATAATATCTTGTATATGCTTCATTTAACGCTCCAGTGCAATTCTTTTATATAAATATGGTTATTTCCAAAACAACTGTATTATTATTATAGAAAATGCTAATACTAATGATGTAGCAGTTTTTAAATTAACTGCTTCTCCTTTAAATATATAGGTAAATAATGTAAATATAGTTATACCACAAACAAATGCAACAAATCTACCAGGCCAAAAATTACCTTCGAACCCATCTATAGTAAGTCTTGTAGCTTCCATGAATATATATGTTATTGGTACTCCTAATATAGCCAATGCAAATTTATATTTTTTTAATATAGGCCATAATATAGGTCCATTTAATTGCATCCATACAACTGAGTGGCCTGCTATAAATAATAATATTGAAAATGTAATTAATCGATAATTCATAACTTATTATAATAAAAAATAAGAAATTATCCTAGTTATTTTTTGCTAACCTTATCAATAGCTGATTGCAATATAATACCTTCTTGTAATAGTTTTTTTCTATTGGCTAAATGAGCATCTTGTATATCATCTTTTGATTGTCCGTGATATGCTACCGCATATCCTTCTTCAATAAGTATATCAGTTATCATTCTGCCATCTGTAGCAACAAAGTCTCCTAATACTCTACCAAACTTACCTTTCATATCCTCACCATTCTTATTGATTTCTGTTTTGAGTACACAATGTTTGGATAATAGTTCTTTTAAACGAGCTTTAGATGCTAAGCCAAATAGTTTTTCAACTTTATTTCTAGTTCTGGATTCGGGCGTATCGATACCCATAACTCTTACTCTTTCATCAGTAAGAACAACTCCAAATCCTAAATCAATATCAACATCAACTGTATCTCCGTCTATTACTTTATTTACTTTGCATTTATATTCATACATTAGAATGACTCCATTACTATATCATCTACAATTGTTTGAATGTCTTCTAATTTAGCTTCCATGTTCATCATGATATTTGCTTGGAATCGTTTTACTTCTTCTCCATGATTAAAAACAACAATTGTTGGTACTACTACTATTTTATATTTTGCTTGTGCTTCTTTGTTTATTACAATATCAATTTGATCAGTACCGCAGTCTGTTAACTTATTTAACCACGTAACTCCATTTGCAGTGTTCCAATTTGCGTTAAACTGTACTACTTTTATTTGAGATATAATATTAATTGATATAGATAATAATATAATTGTTAAAAACTTTTTCATATTATCTCCTTTTTTCAATAAGTTTGTCTAATTTTTCTTCAATTCTTCCCATATCATCTTTTAATTCTTCAACATCTTTTTGAGTAGTCATAATGGTTTGTCTAATTAATTGATCTTTCATATCAAACTCCATTCGTGTAACATCTGGTGGTAGCGGTGCAGGAAGTTCTTTTGCTTCTGCTATATCTGCTTGTAATACAAACCACATACTAATTATTGTTGCCATAGCAGCTCCAATCCCAACTAAACTTTTAATGCTTATATTAAAGCCTGTGTCTTCATTTAATTCTTTTGCCATTTTATTATCTCTTAAAATATTATATAGTTTAATCCAACACTAAAGTCGTGCCATGTTCGATTCCAATATTTATTATACTTACCCTCTATAAATATGCCTAGATGTTTATTCAATCTATTTCCTAATATAAAGCCTCCGCCAAAGTCAACCCATGTTTGCTTTGGTGCAATAAATTTATGATATGCATATTCGCCAGTCTCTAAATGAAATGGCATAACGCTTGCCCATGAATGTACCCAAAATGTTTTTGTATAATGATAAAAGTCATATCCTATTACAAGTGAATAGTTCCATTGTTGTGGTATTTCTTCTTTTTTTGCTTTGACATAATCAGATAATACTTGAGGTATAATTACTTCTTCCCAAATAATTGAATTATCTGCTACTATGTTACCTGATGGATCTAAATAATTTATATCTCCGCCTGGTAAAAATTCTACATTATATCCTTCTTGTAATGCTAATGAAGTGTAATGTAAACTACCGTTTGGTAATATAAATTCTTCTAACGGATTATATCCATATGGTTCTGATATTCTTTGTACCATTCCTATGTTCCAAGAAAACTTATCTCCTAACTTATGTCTGTATCTTTGTGAGGCTTCGAAGTATTTAATATCAGCAAATCCTTGTTGTACATATTCTGCTTTTACAATCCATTTATCTGCTACATATCTTAAAAAATGATTTTGATCTAAATATGTTTGGCCAAATCTACGTTTATAATCTGCTTCAAACAAAAATTCAAATCCAGATACTTTACCTACTGTAGCTGCATCGGCATATGAATGTTCAGTTCCATTATAAAATACGTTTGCTCTATTTTCATAACCAAATCTTGCAATTTTTCTAACTCCTAAAACTACAGAATAATCAAATGGTGTCTTTTCTGTGTTAGTGATTAGTTGTCCTGTACCAATTGAATATCCGTCAACGTCGGCAATACTATTGTTACCATTAAATGCTCCATAGAAAGTAGCAAACTTAATTGCCTTTTTAAATTTCTTATTAAAATCTACTTGACCAAATAAAAGCGATGGTACTAATATTAATGTATATAATAAGTGTTTCATTATTGTTTAATTACCTTTCTAATATAAGTTAATTTTTCTACTTTCACTTTCATGAAATATACGCCATTTTCTAAATAACTTATATCAATTACGCTTTTAGTAGTTTCATTAATAACAATTTGACCCGAAACGTTATATAATGTAATTAGGATATTATTTACTCTTGAACTAACTATATTTAATCTTCCACTAGTTGGATTAGGATAAATTGCAATGCCGCCATCATATATTAAATCTCCTATATCTGTCCATGTACTATTTTGATCACAATAATCATAAGTATTTTGACAATTAGCGTCCCAATCAATTGAACAACAATATGGATCTATATTAATTACCCAGGCATAACATTGATCATTTAACCAATATGGATTGCCTGGTCCTGTAATACATCCGGCATCGTATAAACATGATGATGAATCAGGAACATTTGCGACAGGATTATAATTATAAGCATTTGGGTCTGTACAGCCTGGTACTGCAGTTATACAAGATCCGTTATCAATATTTGCTGTCGAGTCAAAGTTAATTGCTAATGAATCCGTACAACCGTATACAACTGGTATACAACTAAAATCTTCAGTGTTAGCGTTTGGATTATAATTAAATGCAGATGGATCTGTACATCCATACACAACTGGTATACATGTTCCATTATCTGTATTAACAGATGGATCGTAATTAAATGCTGTCGAATCCATACAACCATATATAAATGGTATACAAGATCCGTTGTCGGTATTTGCTAATGGATTATAATTAAACATAGTATTATCCATACAGCCATATATAATAGGTATACAACTACCGTCATTTGTATTAGCATTTGGATTATAGTTGAACATGGTAGGGTCTGTACACCCCGTTATAATAGGAATACAGCTACCATCATTTGTGTTAGCCAATGGATTGTAATTAAATGAAGTTGAATCTGTACATCCATATACATATGGTATACAAGAACCATCGTTATCAGTAGCATTAGGATTATAATTTATAGAAAGTGGATCTGTACATCCTGGTATCTCTAATGAATCACAAATACCGTCTCCATCTATATCTTCTAGACAAACATAATTACAATCATAATATTGTGGAGGATACATACAACCACCATTATCTACATTTGCAATAGAATCATAGTTACAAGCTGTAATATCTGTACATCCTAAATAGATGCAGGTGTTATTATCAACATTTGCGTTTGGGTCATAATTAAATGAAGTAGGATCTGTGCAACCATATACTGTTGCTATACAAGAACCATCGTCTATTGTTGCTGTAGAATCATAATTAAATGCCAAATCATTTGTGCATCCATATATTATAGAAATGCATGAACCATTGTCTACGTTTGCAGCTGGATCATAATTTAATGATGTAGGGTCTGTACACCCATATATTTTAGGAGTACATTCATATCCACAAAATGGAATTCCAGAATATATATCTGCAGTTGTTTGATATGTTTTTAACTTATTTCCATTGGCCCATGGGAAGTTTCCTTCTTGTATTATGATGCCATAATCATTTTCTATTTTAACTGAATTTTGTATTGTTTGTATATCTAATTGTTGAGTATTTTGTTGACCATCGCCTATTTCAAAATAATACATTTCAACTGGATCTTGTAGTCCCAATGTATCTTTTACTATGAAGTCAATATAAAAAGTATCTACATATGTTCCGGGGTCAACTGTAAAGTCCCATAATTGAGATCCTTGT